ATGTCTTCATCTGATCTACAGTGCAGTAGATCAAGGTGCAGTAAATGCACACGGTATTACTGTAGATCAGATGAAGACATTTCAGCTGCAACCTGAGATGTTAGATCACTTCATTGATTATCTTAAATCATTTAATACTAAGTTCGTTATTGCTGGATATAACGTAGGTTTCGACAAGAAATTTGTCAGTGCTATGTTTACAAAGCACGACAAGTCAAGTGAGTTCTTCAATCTGTTCTCGCTAGATATCCACTGTACATATAAGCGAGCACAGGCAGTAAAGTCACAGTTCAACACCCCTAATCTGAAGCTAGAGACGCTAGCTAAAGCACATAACATCCACATCAACGCCCACGATGCTCTATCGGATATCGAAGCTACTATCAAGCTCGATAAGATCGTCGGTCATATGTTAGGTGAAGATGTAGCTGCGGTTCAGCAGGCAGTTGACACATCAGCTAGCAGAACGTTCCTGGAGCCAGCTCAACTACACTTACACTCAATGTATGGTATGGTCGACTCTATTCCTAGTATAGATCAGTGGGAGGAGTGGTGCAAGAAGACTAACACTCCAGGGTTCAGTATGGTTGATCATGGCACTGCCATATCCATGTATCATATGACCAAAGTGAAGGATGTAGTTGGTATTCCTGGTTGTGGTCTATATTTCATGCCAGACGATTATATCCAATCGGATATACAGTATATGGCAGTGAATGCATGGGCTGTTACTAACGAAGGCTACTTCAATCTCATGAAGCTAGCATCGATCTGTCATCACAATAAGGTTACTACCGCTCACGGCATCGATGTACCTATTCTAAAAGAAGAAGATATATTAAAATATAGGGCTGGAATAAAGTTCGGTACGGCTTGCTACGAATCTGGTATGGGCCAGAAGATTGCCTCTGGGGATTTTGAGGGTGCTGAGCAGTTACTGCAAACATATATGAGGATCTTTGGTGATCTGTATGTAGAGTTTAATCCTGTTAGCATTGGCTATAAGTTTACTCCTAAGATTGGATTCCAACCAAATACAAGAAACGACGTCGTTAAGGATGGTGACATCCAGAAAGCACTTAATAGGTTTTTAGCACGTATGTCCGATAAATATGCACTCAAGTGCATACCGGTAAGTGGAGCTATGTTTATTGAAGAGGATGACAAGATCATCCAAGATTGTATTTCTAAGAACTCATACAAGAGTGGTAAGTACTATCGTGAATCATATCACGCTAAGACGGCAGCTACTATGTTCTCTGAGTTGAAGCTGCATCTTGGTAAGTGGCTAACTGAAGATAAGTTCGACGCATGGATCAAAAACACCCACGACATCATGGGTGAAGCCAAGAACATCAAGATAGAGCTAGACTACCATCTTCCAAAGATCGATATTCCTGAGCATATCAAATCCAAGGTAGATGACTACGATACGCAGACTTATTACTACATGATGGAGAGAATCAAGGAACACGGCCGCTGGAGTAATGACCCAGTGTACGTAGAGCGATTCAAGAAAGAGCTAGATGTCATCATGAAGAACGACACGCTGAACTTCATTCCATATTTCTTGGTCTATGAGGATCTAGGTTCGTTCGCTAGAAGGCGCGGTATCTTACAGAATATTGCCCGTGGTTCTGCTGGTGGTTCACTTCTTTCGTACTATCTTAAGATCATTCACGTTGATCCTATTAAGGCTGATCTACCGTTTGAAAGATTCTTATCTCATGCTCGTATCCGCGCAGGATCGTTTCCAGATATCGACATGGATATCGGTGATACTGCACGATCGTATGTTATGGCTTACTTGAAAGAGAAGTACGGCTTAGGTTTTGCTCAGATCTCTACGTTTAGCACTATGAAAACTAAGAACGCCCTCAAGGATATTATGTATGCCTTGTACGGCAAGAACCGTAATGATCCAGAGATCAAGGCAGTCTGCGACACTATTCCTGACTCGCCTCAGGGTGTAGATGAGATGAAGTTCCTTTATGGTCACACCGATAAAGAGGGTGTTTACCACAAGGGGCAGATGGACACCAACGAACATCTGAAGAACTTCTTTAAGCGCTATCCAGAAGTAGAGATGATCTGTAAGAAGATGATTGGTCTTATTAGAGGCTGGTCACGTCACGCTTCTGCGTTTGTTATCTCTACGGTCGATATGGCTCATTCTAGGGTGCCAACTACCGTGATGCATGACAAAGATGCCGGTGATATCTTAGTTACTCAGTATGATGCTTCGATGGTTGAGAGATGTGGTCTTGTTAAGGCTGATATCTTAGGTATCAAGACACTCACGGCTGTGTCTGACTGTATTGATCTAGTCAGAGAGAACACTAGCAAAGATTACCTAGATGAAGATGGTGGTCTTGCATTGATCTACAGACTTCCAGAAGATGAAGGAGTGTACGCTGACTTCTACAACAAAGATACAGATTCATCATTCCAGTTCAACACTGAGCTAATTAAGGGTTACATTCAGGAGTTCGTTCCTACAGAGAGAAAGCATCTATCAGCCATGACCGCACTATGTCGTCCTGGTGCACTTGATGCCGAGTGGGAACCCGGTGTATCGGCAGCACAGTTCTATATGGATGTACGCAATAACAAGAGACAGATGACGTTCATCCATGAGGATCTACGTCCTTTCTTAAGTGATTCAAACGGAGTGTTCGTCTACCAAGAGGAGGTGATGAAGTTCCTGGTTGAGATCGCTGGATATACACTAGAAGACTCTGACCAGATCAGAAATGCTATTGCTAAGAAGAAGCACGAAGTTATGATGAAGGCCTTCGATAAGATTCGTGAGGGTACATCACAGCGTGGCTGGTCATCTGAGCAGACCGAGAAAGCATGTAACCACATCATGGCGTTCTCTCGGTACTCGTTCAACAAGTCTCACTCTCATGCTTATGCTGAACTTGGTTATATAACTATGTACCTAAAGCATCATCACCCACTAGAGTGGTGGACATCAGTGCTTAACGGTGTGATCGGTGATGAATTCAAATTAAGACGATATATGGCTCACTTAGGTGATCTGATTGCTCCACCTTCTCTCAAGAAGCCATCTGATAGGTTTCAGATTGTGGGCAGTAAGATCGTTGCACCCGTGTCGATCATAAAAGGCATAGGTCCGTCGGTGGTTAATGAGCTCACAACAAAAGGTCCGTTTGAGGATCTAGCTGACTATATCACTAAGGTGAATCACTCTCGAGTAAACATCGGTGCGATCAGCGCTCTTATCAAGGGGCGCGCAGCCGACTCCATGATGGACAAGAACCTTCCGTATGCTGAGGCTAGAAGGAAGTTCATGGACGACTACATATCTATCCGTAAGGCTAGAAGCTCGTTTAACGAAGAGCTAAACAATCTAGATCCAATCTCAATATTCCTACAAGAGCGAGATATTAATAAGTGCTTCAACAAGCATCTACTATCTGATGACAGTATTAAGGATATACTTCTAGAGAAGTGGCCAGGTCTTCAATCTACAGGTCGTGAGGGCATTCCTTTCATGATGGGTAACAAACCAGTTTTAGGTAATCTCAAGGTTGCTGAGGGAATGGTTAAGCGAGAACACAAAGATGAAGTCGGAATGATACTACTGTATGAGGGATGTAACATACGCAAGGGTGTCTCTAAGAAGTCTGGCAAGGAATGGTGCTTAACATCTATCAAGTTATCTGACGGCTATGGAACTATAGAGGCAGCTAAGTGGGACCAAGATAAGCCATTTCGTTGGCCTAAGAACACTATCGTGTATGTAAGAGGCGAACTAAAAACTGGCTGGAAAACACCAGTTAGTATAACTATCTCTGAAATTGAGAAAGTAGAAAGATAACGAACAATGTTCAACAGGAGAAAATATGTCTAAATTTGTAATCGTTGATAAAGCACCTAAAAATCTTAAGGACAACGAGCTGGTGATTTCTGAGCCAACTTTCGTCGATGAGATTAAGTTGTCTAAGAATCAACCACGTCCCCATCCCAATGGTAAGTACCTAACATCGCTTGCTCACTTGCGAGCTATCACTGGCACTATTGGTGAGTTGTATGATCCGGAAGGCTTCAACCAGTACAGTTCAATTCCACTGAACCACTTTGTTGGTATTGAATATGGAACGGTTGAAGAGCTAAGTAGTGTCGTACTGAGGGCATTCAATAAGTTCTATCCTCAGATCGTATTTAAGTACCTAGATAAGCAGATTAAGTCGCGTCCTCAGGGCACCGAATTGATCTATTTTGTCGGCACTAAACAAAATACGGAAGTGTTTTTTGCCAATGGAATCAACCAGTTAGATGGCACAGAAAGTGCAAAAGTAAGCAAGAAAGTAACATCGAAAGACGCGTAAACGTGGTATAATTGAACCATGCCGCATTGCGGTAGTAATTAAACAATGCCCTACGGGGTAGAAAAAGGAGAAAGCCAAATGGCAAAGATCAGTATTAATCAAGATTCACTCAAGCCCAAAAGAGAGTGGAAACGTCACAAAGTTAAGGAAGGTTCAAATATCTTCCGGTTCTTACCTCCCTTCGGAGACGACTCAAACGGATATCCTTACAGAAAATGGATGGTGATCTGGGGACTTAACGATCCAGAATCAGGCCGCATGCGTCCTTACGCAAGCCCAATCACTTCTGCTGAGAAAGCATGTCCGGTTATGGAGTACGTAGAGGCACTCAAGAAGAAAGTTGAAGCTAAGAAATCCTTGCTCCAAGCCTCTGGAACATCTGAATCAGAAATCAAAGAGGCACTCAAGCCCCTGAATAAGGTTATCTCTAACCTTAGGCCAAAGACTGTCTATGCGTGGAACGCGGTAGATAAGGCTGGTACTCTTGGTTTGTTGGAAGTTAAGCCAACTGCCCAGAAGGAAATCAAGGAGCTGATGCGTGCATATATCAAAGATTACAACCAAGATCCTACGTCAGTAAACAGTGATCCTGATGACTCTGGTGTGTGGTTTGACATTCAGCGATCTGGTACCGGTTTCGATACCGAGTACAAGGTGAAGAAAGTTCAAACCATGACTAAGGTCAACGGCTCACCGAGCTATGTCGATGATCGATCGGCATTACCCGATAACATCGTTGAGAACTGGCAGGAACAAGCATATGATCTTGGATCTATCTATCAGGTCAAATCATATAATGATCTGC